AGCAGCCTTGTAGAATGGAAAGCGTTCTTTGCGCCACGAGTGGCTATCGTAGCACAGAACCAGTTCTCCATAATCACCTTCAAACTGATCGCGATAGCTACGAAGCGAGTTTAGGATCATGTGTCGAAGAATGTTTTCATCGACATTCATTCCTTTCATCCACGAGTTGATACCAGCCATTAGATTGGCGATTTGAATTTGAGACATATCTACGAGAATCATTTTACCACCAGTTAGGAGCAGGGCGAGACTTATTCCAAGCAGCAAAGTAAGCCTTGTCGCCTTTGTAATAGTTGCGATACGCAGTCACCGAATCATTGCACTTGTATTGATCGGGCATACATTGAGGTGGTTGTGTAAACTCACCGCAAGTAATGTTGCGTGGGAGCTTTGCGAGAACGTCGCGTAGCTTCGTGTCGCTTGCATGAACTTTGCCGTAACGATGTGTGTATTCATCGCACAATGCAATGAAGTGATCGTAATGCCACGCATAGTGAGAAGCATTGCTTCGCGTCCACAGCGTTGAGGGATGATTTTTGTGTGCTGATTTGTAAAGAATGTCAGGCACATTATCATCCAACTCGCGATGAGCCGTAGAGAGCATTTGAGCCGATTCCAGCACCATCTTCACAACGTGTCGATCACACTCCATTTGTGCTGCGACAACAGGATCGGAATCGAGATAGAAAATATTCATCGTCGTCTCTTTGCTATTCGTTTTAGATCAGTTAAATTGTTTGCGATTATTGATAGGCTGATCGCGATCCAGAACAATACTGGAAGAAACACGATTATTGTTAATAATTTATCCATTTTCGATTCTTTGTTTCGCTATATTGAAATACTTTTCATCTTTTTCAATACCTATGAAATTTCTATTTAAGTTTTTACAAGCAACTCCTGTTGTGCCACTTCCCATTGTAAAATCTAATACCGTATCACCATTTCTGGTATAACGAGTAATAATATCGTTTATAAGGTTGATAGGTTTCTGTGTTGGATGCAATCTGCCTTTGAAATTGAAATCGTAATTTGTAAATACATTTCCCAAACCCATTTCAATATTAAATACCTCTTCAAAACTTTCATATTTGGGTAAGTCAGGAAATATACTTCTAAATTTATCCCATTTTTCTTTAGTTGGAACTTGGTTGCATTTATTATTCCCAGTATAGATAGACCACATACCACCTCCGTTGCTTTTGACCCCTAACTTTTCATTTATTTCTTTTGAAGACATATCTCCTTGATTCTGTAGAAGCAATTTCCTAGTATATTCTCTAGCATATTTCGTATTGACGTGGATATATTCCGTACAGTTCACATGCTGTTTATATTGTTTTGTATTCCTGCCTGCTGAAACCTTTTTAACATCCTTTGCTACCACTAAGAGTTCTCTATGGAGAAACTGATGGTTGTAAAAATATTGCAAGGTATCATTTGAACCAAATAGTATAAGCCTCCCCCCATACCTCAGAATACGATAAGATTCTCTGATAGACTCATTAAAAAAGATAGTTGATTCTTCTCGACCCACATTGTCCCATTTTTCAGATACCATATTCCCATAAGGCGGGTCTGTTAAAATCAAATCAACACTTCCATCTGGAATATCTTTCATCTTTTCCAGACAATCTCCATGAATCAAATCAATCATTTAGTCCTCCCAATGAACCGGGCAGTGATACGCTTCCACCGAGCATGTGCAGGTACAACCACAACGCTGCATGATCTCGTCTACGATCATCATAATCGAGATTCTAGGATCTTCATTTGTTTGGAGCTTGAAGTCTTCAGCTCCCAAGTCGTATGCTTCACGCACAAGTTTTGCTACATGATCTCTTGTTGTCACTTGATTGCTCTCAGGATGATTTGATTTTTGTTGATTCGACCGGTCACTTCTTTATCCTTTGCGTTGATGTTCGGCATGATACGTCGCAGCTTAACCTTTCCGCCAGACAGAACGTCAGCGATAACACCATCAGTATACTGCTCGCGCACCTTCTTGCTGGTAGATACATCAGGATCAAAATCCTGAAGTGTTGATCCCTTAACAGAGAGTCCGATATGAGCCTGATAGTGGAACAGGAAACGAGTCTTGGTATCGTACAACCACAACTGCGTCGCACCAACGATGTTCGCAGGATCAATCGAAGTCAGCTTGCCATCTTCACTCTTGTCGAGATACTTCAAGTTAGCCACAAGCTGCTGCGGAGTCTTTGCCTTTCGCTTGCGCGGCTTGCGCGTTTGCTTGACTGAATCAATCCTCTGTAGTGTAGCATACTTCAGAGAAGAAAGGAAGTCATAAAACTTTTTCTGCTGCGATTTGGTAAGATGTGAATATGCTTCGGTAAGCTGATCGTCTTTGCGTTCCAGCAACTCCTTGATCTCAGCCATATTAGTATCAAGGAACTCAATAATCAGTTTAGCCTGAGGCACTTTGACATCATGGTGAACGAGAAACTTCTTGGCATCGAGCTTGCTCTTTTTACATTTGTCGGCTAGAAAGGTGTCAATCTCTGCTTCAAGGTGCCCGATGATGTATCGCGTCTGGTCAGCGATGCGTTCCTGAATGCTCAGAGTCTTGACCGTGATGTTCGACGGAATACGCCCAAGGATCTCATCAAGCTCAGCTTTTTCCTTCTGCTTTTCTTGAACGAGAGAAATGATCTGGGGAATGCGCTTGGTCAGCAGTCGCCGAACGTAAGGCCCGTGATCATAGCCATCTTCGATACAACGCGCGAGCGCACCATCCAAGTCTGTGATGAACGGAGTGCCTGCTCGCACGAGAGTAAAGTCATCTTCACTCAGATGGGCTTTGGCAAAGTCAAAGAATGATTGCCGAAGTTTAGGAGTGGCAATGTTTTCTTGATACCAACGGGGATGGTTCTTGATCGCTTCTACGCGATCGACTTCGGTAAGATTGCTCCAATCGTCGATGACCGGAGCGGTAATCTTTTTGCGTGCCAAGGGACACTCCTTCTCGTGATTTGACTATAAGATAATCCCCGAATGAGGACTGTCAAGTCACTCGTCGAAGAAAAGTAACTGGTCGCGAACGAAATCACACTTTTCGCCGGGGAACAATACTGGCGGCAATGTTAGAAATGGCAAATGCGCTCTGGTTACCCCTACAATGTCGCTGAAGTTATCTCGAACATAATCTACCGCTTCTGCTGGCCATTGTTTTGGGTCAAACTTGAACTCCGGTTGATTTGTTGTACCTACGGAATTCGTCTTGTCATAAACGTATATATCAGTCGTGTCTGTGCTGACATACTGAAGATTACCCAAAAGATGATGCTTGATGCCCCAGAGCATGTGGGTAAAGTCATCAGGTATCATGGGATATTCGAGATGATGAAGATCGCGCTCAACAGCGTTTGCGGATACGAACAGAGTTACTTCTCCACCGGGGCACCCGTTTTCGATCCCCGCATAAATGGGATACGTCGGAACAGGGTATTTCCAGTTGAAGTTACTATGTAGATGTATTCCGGGGATCAGTTCCATACTTCCATTCGGATTTCCGCTCGGCCCCCGACGCACGCTGTCTGCGTTTGATCCGACTCCACAATAATCTGTTTCGGGAGCAAGCATCAGAATATCGCTGATTACCTCGAACGCGCAAGGATACAACAAATCGTCTGCGTCGATCATAATCAGATGTGTGTATCCTTCATCACGGTAACGATCGCGAAACAACTGAAGGACGCTATTGTGCCCCATTCCATTTCCGCCATTGCTTTCCGTGCGAACGACTTCATGCTCTGGTATTATATCATCAATCGTTTTATGATAAGCGTCATCATTTGTATTACAAACGACCTTCACATCCCACTCAAATGGATGCTCTTCTTGGTCGCGAATACTATTCACACATCGTGTAACCTCTAACGGTCTGGTCAAATCAGAACATAGAGGAGCAATCAAAAACTTCACTCCTCTTCCCCCTTCGCGACCTGCTCGGCAATCCACTTGTATGTATGTTCTATTCCCTCACGCAACGGGCGAATAGGCTTCCACCCAATCGAAGATAGAAGCTGCGAGTTCTCGGAGTTGCGTCCACGCACACCCAGAGCAGTATTATCGAGGTTGTTCCAAATAGACAAGTTCTTACCGGAGATGTCGATTGCCATCTGTGCGAGCTGATTGATGCTGACCATCTCTTCCGATCCGATGTTCGTGGGACCGAAGTAATACTCCTCTTCAGTTGCCATCAGATCCAAAGATGCTTGAATACAATCGTCGATGTAGAGGAACGAGCGAGTCTGATCTCCCGGTCCCCATACTTCAATCTGATCACCGTCCTTCGCTTCAGCAACCTTACGACACATCGCAGCGGGAGCCTTCTCGCGACCACCATCCCATGTTCCCATAGGACCGAAGATGTTGTGGTATCGACAGATGCGTGTGGTCAGCCCATAGTTACGACTGAACGATTCATAAAGACGCTCGCTGAACAGCTTCTCCCATCCATACTCACTATCGGGATTCGCAGGGTACGCAGAGTCCTCGACGCAGTTTGGGTTATTGGGATCGAGCTGATTATGCTCTGGATAGATACATGCAGACGACGAGTAGAACACACGCTCGACCTCATTCTTGACACACTCACGAACAATGTTGAGGTTCACGAGTGCGCTGTTGTGCATCACGTCTGCGTCGTGCTCGCCTGTGAAGATATACCCAGCACCACCCATGTCGGCAGCGAACTGATACACCTCATCGAAATCATACTCAGTAAAGATGTTTCGCACGTTCTCGGGATCGCGAAGATCCCACTGGAAGAAGTCTTCTGCGCGAGTATCCTCATATGCGGGAAGATTGATGTCTACACCAATCACACCATGACCATCATCAACCAGACGATTTACCATATGGTTTCCGATGAAACCACCCGCTCCACAAACCAGAATCGTCTTTTCTTCACTCATTGTCAATCGCCTTTCACTGTTCATTCCAATAATCAATCATATCATCTAGCATAGTATGAAAGTTATACGTTGGGGACCATCCCAACTCTTCGCGAATCCTAGTCGAGTCTCCTCGCAATCGATGAAGTTCCTCTGCGCGAAGGTACTTAGGATCAACCGTATAGTGCTTGTTGAAATCTAGTCCCATCTTGTCGAACACATACTCACCGACCTCTCGGACACTATGAGTCTCACCAGAAGACACAACATAGTCTTTTGGTTCATCAGCATTGATGATCAATGACATAGCACGAATGTAATCTTCAGCGTGCCCCCAATCCCGCTGGGCATCCAGATTACCGAGGGAAACGCTATCAATTTTTCCTTGGCTCACATCCACAGCAGCCTTGACTAGCTTGTTTGTCACAAAATTCAATCCACGACGAGGGGATTCGTGGTTGAACAGAATTCCACTGACAGCGAACATATCAAACGCTTCTCTGTAGTGCCGAACGTAATTGTGCCCAAAGAGTTTCGCGCATCCATATGGACTCACGGGAACCATCTTGGTACTCTCCCTCTGAAATCCATCCGAATCTACTACGTTACCAAACATTTCAGAAGACGAAGCCTGATAGAATCGCGCGTTCGGCGCGGCGCGCTTCGTCGATTCAAGCATATTCACCAATCCCAGAACATTAACCTCAATGGTATACTGTGGAAGATTGGTGCTAACTTGCACATGACTTTGTGCGGCTAGATTGTAGATATGAGTAGGCTGAATGTCACCAATCATCTCTTCCATACTAGTATAGTCAAGCAAGTCCCCATACTCAAGCGTGACCAAATCATTTTCTAAAAGATGATTGATTCGTGAACATTGCACAGTGGTGTCCGAGTGTCTTCGGATCATACCAAAAACTTCATACCCTGTATCCAAAAGATGTTCAGCTAGGTAACTACCATCTTGTCCAGTTATTCCAGTGATAAACGCCCGTCTACTCATATTACAACACCGCCTGAACAGATGGATGAATCCACCAATCTTCAAAAATTTCTCCCTGATCAGCAGGGACATCTTCCCTATACATTATATAACCATACTCCAAAGCCTTTTCCGTCATTCGGATTTTGAGATCAGAACCTAGACGATATGAATCGTGCTCAAACGTCATAAACCCAAACTGATACAGACTAAGATCAATCTGATCAAGTACCGTAGGAGTAGCGGCATCCACATCAAATGAAATGTAATCAATCCAATTCGGACAAGAAAGCTGATCGAGCACATCATTGATATTTGTGTGAATCAGATCCACCGTTAGGTATTTATTATCTGGTGATCTCTGCTCCATACACTTCTTGATCAACGGACCATTGATGTCCAACAGAATACCAGTCCAGTCCAATTCCAACTCTAACGCATAGGTGTTATTGTGGAATACTGGATCATTGCACCCCAAGTCCAAAAAGAATCCATTTCGCTTGTTGCAAACTTCGGCGGCAGCAAAATCCTGCCCAGCCTGGCTGTATGATTCAGTTAGTCGCATATCGATTCCTTTCAATGATTCTCAATGCGTCGGAGAAAGCAGATCGCATCGCATCTGGAGAATATCTATCAACTAGCTCATCAACGTATTTAGACCCATACTCAATGATGTTAGGAAGGGTGGTACGGTCTAAACAAATTTCATCGCGATATATGTGGTCGAACATATTACTAGTACCAATGGCAAATGGGCGTCTAGCCGCAATCGCATAGTCAATCACGCTGGAGATTCCACCAAATCCATCGTGGTAATACATAAACACGTTAAGATCATTTCCGCGCAAAAACTCAACCATTTGAGACTCAGGTAGAAATCGATTAGTAATCTCTAGCTCAATTCCCGAATGAATGGTAGTGGACACACACTCATCATGGATTCTCTTTGCCGTTTCACCACTCGCATCACCATAATATCCATTTGTGAAATTAATTCTTACCTTTGCTTTCGCAAACTGGTCAGACACAAGACGGATGATCTTTGGAAAATTCTTATCATCATTAGCTAAACCAAAACTTCCGACAACAGGAACATCCGGCATCTCTGGATCGCTCGTTGCGGGCTCGGGAAGGGGTCGCGGAAGAGAGAATACCTTATCCGTGTTGTTCCAAATCGGACTCTGGTGAAAGTAGTAGTCGAATTGAAGAGTAGGAAAAGCGTGATAAAGTTGACACGGAATCTTTCCCTGCATTCGGAGACGAGCTAAATGCCAATCATCAAGCCACGCCAAAGGACCGTCCGGGGCTCCTGTTCGAATATAGTTGAACAAAACGAGTTCGGCATCACTCAAGTCTAAAGCGGTGTAGTCACCCATCGTCTCAATTTCGTGGTACGACGTGATCAAATCGCCTAGATTCTGCTTCACCCTCAGACCATACTGATACACCCCACAATTAGGCTGCACAGTATTGATCATAGCAATATTCATTTTATCCTCCGATGATCTTGAAATTTGGGCAAGGGACGATGAACTTTCCACCATTAGCAAGATATTCTTCTTCTCGTTTCACGAATCCAGAAACAAAGTGCCAAGGCAGCATCAGCATATAGTCAGGATTCGCCTTACGCATTTCAGCTTCACTGACGATCGGAATGTTCGTACCAACGGTCTTGAGTCCAAACTTAGGCTGAGATACCTCTGCAATTGCTCCAATATCTTCATTGGTCAGACCGAAGTATTGAAGTAGGGTGTTCCCCTTTGTGCTCGCTCCATATGCCCACACAGTTTTACCATCACTCTTGGCATTCCGAACGAAATCTACAGTTTGCTGTTTAAGACTTTCAATCTCATCAAAGAACTTGAAATGCGTGGTGGGCGACTTCAAAAGCAACGACTCTTCGTGATCAAGAAGTGCATTGATCTGATACTGTGCTACATCACGGTGAGGCGCACTAGCATAAGATTCTTCATTTGCTCCCTTCTTCCGCGCATACACTCGAATGCTTCCACCATTAGTATCGTTCAGTGATGCTTCAGTGACGTAGAATCCATTTCGCTGAAGCAGATCCGAGATACATTCAAGTGAATAGTATTCAAGATGCTCGTGGCAGATGTTATCAAATGCCATCTGTCGAATCATCAACGGAAGATAACTCAACTGAATCACCCAAACACCATCATCAGCTAAAGTGTCGTACACATCAGCACAGAAGGAATTGGGATCTTCAAGGTCATAGAACATCGCAATTGATGTAATAACCTTGACATTCGAGTAATTCTTGAGCGGACCAGATCGAGAAAAGTAGTCATTGACCACCACGTCACACACATCCTTTGCTGCCTCGCAATTGTTGGTGGCTGGATCTACCCCAATACAGAAGACATCGCGGCAGCCTTCCTTGACGTGCCTCATAAGTGTTCCGTCATTGCACCCCACATCGACCCATAGGTCACCGGGACCAACATCAACACGATCGAACACACAATCCACAATGTCTCCGAGTTGTCGGATCATCGAAGCATTCAGCCCAGAATGATACCAATATCGCCTATACATAGCATCAAAGTCAGCAGTATGCGTCAACTGAACAAGCCCAGATGTCGGAGCCAAAGCAAGAGAGAGAGGAACTTTAGAGTTTGGGTCGGGCTCTTCATCGGGCTTCAAGAAATCAGAAACATAGATGTCCCCCAAAGAGAAAAGCGGAATCAGGTCTTCTCCGCTAATTCGGCACGTCGTTCGTTCACTACTCACTGGTCAATCTCCTCCAATGCGACGATACCGTATTGCATCCTCGCATATCCCTATCAATAATGTATCGGTTCTCTGTAATATCGTCCAAAATACCATCACAAAATGCCCAGATCGAACTTTCCGTGACGTAAATCTCTTCCGCGTTCGCGATCACCTTCCACCAATCATAGATGTTGTAGTCTGGGTTAAAGTCCTCACAGATCACGACGGGAAGATCAATGTTGGGTAGATCAACAATTTTTAGGTCAGACGATGTATTGTGTACGAAGGCATACTTCTCGTGCCCTGGTAAATTCACATACAGATCGTACACATAATTTTCTTTTACATGATCGCGATTCCACATGAACGTATATTTTTCCTCAAATGGAACATTAGCAATACGGTACTTTGCTTTTTCAAATCCCTCACCAGGCAATTCCGCAGTAGGATGCGGACCACGATCCGCAAGGTTCAAAACGTAATCATACTGGCCAGCGATCTCCAGACACTTAATCACATCAGATCGCAGCCAGTCCTCGTGAAGCACTCGCTCGTCAAGCAGAATAGGATGAACGTATCCCAACGGTTCAATCATCTTATGAAGAAACTTCTCTCGCGCTGGCCAATATACATCATATCCAGCGTCAGCATACCATTTAGCAATCGGAGCGCAAATGATAATATCCCCGAAAGCACCGGGCTGAATCATTAGTACCTTCTCCATTAGTAACCCTCGTATGACTTCACTTCGCGAAAGCCTGATGGATCAAGCTGATTGATTCGATCCTTCAAGCGAAAGCGGTGGTCATTCATGTAATACACTTGCCTAGCTTTTCGCACAAACTCAGCATCAAATCGCTTATCCTTCTCCAACTCCCTAAGACGATCTTCAATGTCCCACAGCTCGTTGTTCACCTTGTATAGATTCTCGACGAACACTTCATGGACCCTTACGGGATACTCTTCCAACGTGAGCTTTAGTGAATCGAGTTCTCTGTTCACCGCAGCCAGATTAACAGAGTCGGTGATTCGTTCAGACTTGATTGTGAGGATTGTGATCTTATCTACTAACTCACCGAGAGACACTTCAACCTTCACAGGCATCTCAAATACTCCTCACCAAATGTAATCAACTCGGGTACGCTGTTCTTTACTATGTAGTCAACATATCCACGCTCTTCTGCGATCTTATCGAACACAGACGCATCAAACGAGTCCCAATGAACAATACCAGCAGGGAGAGCAACAGGGCACAGATCAAGACCATTGACAACGGGATCATAAGCAGCATTGATCTCAGCGACAGTCTTTCCATATTCGACATACTCAAAGGTCTTATACCAGAGTTGCTTGAGCGCATAGAACCTCACGTTTACAGATTGAAGATGAACGAATCCATACCTCTCCGTCATCGTATGAGAAACCAGATCAATCGGAGGCGTGCGTGGTGTGTGATATTGACCAAGCGACAAGTCGAACTTGCCCGTGTGCTTCATCGGAAAGATGAAGTCACGATAGTTGGATCTATAGGCAGGATCGGTTCTGAAGTGATTCATATCACCAGCCAGATTCCATTGATAGGTGAGGAGCTTGTACCGCTTCGTCATCTTCATAACTTCATCGAAGTCGTCAAGCAGACTCTCCGTCAGAAGCTCGTCAGCATCAATCGAGATGACCACATCAGCAGCAAGATCACGCGAATACTCCAGCATAGCAGAGCGATTGCGTGCTTCGTGGAAATCTCGATCATCCGATAGGATGGTGTACCGTTCCGCATCCAACCCCTCGCGAATGACATCGCGCGTGTGGTCGGTAGATTGATCATCATAAAAGACGAAGTGATCAATGGGATAATCGTCCCACTCAAGTAGAACCTGCTCTAAAAGCAGAGCCTCATTCTTTACTTGGATGTTAGCTAATACCTTCAAGATCAAAGTTCCTTGCTTTTCGTTCATGGAACAACTTCTCATCCCAGTCGCGATCTTCGGGTTTGTCGTTCTCAACGTAGAGCTGATCGTATCCTTCATTCACACCAGAATATCCGCGAGAATGTGTCCAGTCAGGATGCTCATGGATGAACAAGACTTCCTCGCAGAATACAAGACGATCCAAACGATCAGCGACTTCGGTGAACTCGTTGTCTGCCCAGAACGTGCGATACTCTGGATAGTAAATGTATCCGAATCGCTCGTAATACTTTCGACCCATAATTGATAGCGTGTCGATGTTCGGCTGGTATCCGTCAAAGAACCACACGACACCATCATAGTCATCGAAGGCATCAAGCTCCTCGACGACGCGCTGATCCCATCCAGTGTATTGGCAGGTGAAGTCATCAGCCGGTTGCATCACGATGTCGTAGTCTTCGGGAGCATACTCCATGTCGCGATTGACCGATCCGATCTTACCTGCTCGATCCGCCCAAACAACCTTCGCACCAATCTCGGTAAGCCAAGATTTGTTCGCGTCAACATATTCCTTCATCGTGTCGTCGTCATTGTCACACGAGATCATATATGTGACCTTGGCGGCATCAATCTGATGCTGAACGAACGAACGAAGCGTTGCGTCGAACTGCTGCGGACGAGTGCGCGTCGGGATCTTACAGAGAATATGAGCCATTATACTATTCCTTTATAAAATAACCAACACCGGGGATTGCTTGAATTACAGATTCAGGCTTATCAGAAAGAAACTCCGAACACGCAGCCTTAACACCCGGAAGCCCCGCTCCGTAATCGTGAAGAACTACAACACAGCCGGATTGTAGTTTGTGATACGTCTTTTCGAAGCTATCAATGATAGAGGTATAAAAGTCACCGTCAAAGAATGCAAAGCATATCTTATCTGGATAACGATCATCTGGAATATTAGCAAACCACCCCTCGTTAACAACAGGAAGATGTAAATTGAAATGAGAAAACACACCTTCAAATGTTTCACGAGTTGTTCTACATTCTCCAGCATTTCCACCACCAGTATCTTGCTTACTTTTCTCCGGCAATCCTTCAAATGAATCATAGACGTGATACACCTTATCAGACTCCCACAAATCTAGCATTTTTCTGATGAAGATAGAAGTGGTTCCGGTATTACAACCCAACTCGACCACATCACCATCAATACCAGATTCCAAAACCTCTTCCAGAAGATCCAAAATCAATTCAACTTGTTCTGCATTTACCATTCCAGAGATGATGGGGGTAGTTGATAACAACTCAAGTGAAGTTTTCTTATGAGCCACTACTTATTCTCCAACATCTTTGTGAGCATTGCGGTCCATTGTGCAGCACGAAGATCCCAACCATAGAAATACTGATAGTAGCTTCTCTGCATTTTCAAGACATTCTGATAAAATGGCAGACGAAAACAATCCATCGCGTGGTTCAACGTGTTCGTAAACGTCTCAACATGCTTCTGCGGATCGGAACTCCACTCATACATGAATGCGAAATCGCAAGCTGTCTCAGTAAGTGCAGCGTAGTTAGGAATGACCGGAAGCAAACCAGCACACATCGACTCGATCAGAACGCGACAGCTCGTCTCTTGATAGATGGAGGGATATGCGAGAATGTCGGTATGGATAAGCTCATTACGGAGCTTTGCGTTCATCACGGTCCCGTGGAGCTTCACACCGTCAATGCCACTCAGCTTATCAAACAACTCCTGAAACGCAGCATCATTATCCTTCCATCCGTAAAGCTCGAATGAAGAATAGATGTCAACGGTAAAGTCCTGACGATGCTGCCGCAGCACATGGAGCGCAGGATATAGCAAGGAAAGACCACGATGAGGAGTGGAGAAGTATGTTAGACGAATAGGCTCATCGGGATTAGGAGCATCGCGCTCATCCATGATAGGCTCAATCGCGTTCTTGATGACAACACCTTCATCAAGCGGAACGCCAAGCACTCGGTTGTATGCGTCGCGCTGCCAGTTAGAAACGAAGACGATCTTGTCGAACTTCTTTCGGTATTCTGCATTAGCCAGCATGGCTGACTCTGGATCTTCAGGGAGATCGTGAAGCCAGAGAATAGTAGGGCGATCATCAAACATATCTTCGCGAACGCGCGAAGGAATGATGTTAAACTTATCAAAGAGGTCAGGGTCGATGCGCGCTTTCAGCTCACGATAAAGCTGCTCGGTTCCGCCATTCGAGTTGGGGTGAACAAGTGTCTTGTCTTCTTGGTCATTCTTGATACTAAGCTCAAAGCTCATCGTGCCCTCCATATGAGTCAGGGGACCACGGCTGATCAGACCGCAGCCCCCTGACTCGAAACTATATTAGACCCGACTCGGATGGACGCTCCGAAGTTTCTAATATAGCATTATCAACTAGGATTAGTTGAACGATCGCATTCCATAGGCAGTCTTGCCCGTAGCGGTCGTCTCCGAGAAAATCTCGTGATTGCCGTAAGCCTCGACAACCGATCGAATGTCGGAGATCGTTGCGCGGAGGTTGGCGACGCCGAAGCGCGCCTTTGCCTGTGCAGCGGTCAGGGTCTTCCCCGAAGCGAGATAGTCAACGACCTTGCGGTTGGTAGAAGTAGAACGAAATGCCATAGTATATTACCTTTCAAATACGACAGATTTACATAAAGAACAAAGGGGCGCCGTCGCACCGTCCGCTCTGTTCTTATTACTATGTAGTCAAACTACACAGAAAAACTAACTACCATTTTTACTTTTATTCAAAATGGCGCAAATGGCGTGCGTTTCACATTTATGCTCCGCCATTAACTCTTTTGCTCGCTGAAGGCGAACTTGTGCTGAGTTCACACGATTGATACCAGCGATGACATTCACGTCATCAGCCTTTTCTACCTTTCTCTTTTCAGCATTTTCTTCTGCCCAAAAAAGACTTTGATTTGCCTGTTCAAGCTCACCTTCGGCTGAGTTGAGCTGCCATTCAATAACGCATTTGAAATTTCTGTTCTTCATCATGTTCCATATTATAGCTCCCAATCGGAGCATGTCAACAATCATTTTGAAATAAGTCAAAAATGGTATGCTTGCCATTTTGATTGCCTATGAAATTGGCAAGTGTTTTTTGTGTCTTTGTCTTATATATAGAGATGTAGTCGGCCGAAACCAAAGTAGATATAGTAATAAGGTAGTAGCTACGCTACGCATCCCGAAGGGATGCTACTCCATACTTACAGATATAGTAAGCATCCACAATGTCAGATACCGGAGAGTTTACTTTATCTGCTTTTGGGGATAGCTTCATCATCAAGTCCTCTCCTGTCTCTTCAACAAATGCTTCATACATTGCCTCTTTATTGGCATTGCCTTTACCTGTTGCAAATTTCTTCACCGCAGTTGGAGCAACAGTTTCATAACTGACTCCAGCATTATATAGCTTATGTTTCAGTATGGCAGTGTTCTCAGCAATGTGGAATACTTTACCAGAAGCACCGAAAGCATAACCTTCAATGAAGATAGAAATTTCATTGTTTGAAGATAGACCCAACGCATTGAATATCACCTGTTCTGCCCAATATGCGATCGAACTATATCTCCCCTCATCCGTTGTCCAGAGTTTCGGGTAGTTTTCAGATATGATTACGCCATCGTCGTAGGCTTCGTGCATTTTCTTACTTGCGAGAAAATGACACTTTGTATTACTAAACTTGAACTCATGGTCTGTATTATATAGACAGATCGCAGGAGATGTCAGAGAATAGTCAATGCCTACAACTAACATTGGCTAATCCATCATTGGCTCTGAGCAGAACGGGCAAAACGCATGATCCGCTTCCAAAAGATCATCGGCTAAAATAACGATGAATTCCGCTTCGCACGCTCGACATATTCTTGGGTCAATGTCATCCCAGTCAATATCCAATTCATCCATTATATTTCGCATCCTCCCGCTGCACACGCAAGCTCTTGGCTGCCTGTGGTTTGATCAGATACTTCATACTCGGCGAGATCGGCCCAGTCTACATTCTGTGGCATCTGCTTCAAAACTTTTTCATATTGTTCCTTATCGCAATCTTGATACGGAGCCTGTTGATAAATGTGCCCAACGAATGGCAGGAATGATACACCACTCATCTCATCAAAGTGCTTGTATACCCACGCTCCAACTTCAAACCATTCGTGTTCTTTGACGGAGATCGTAACAGAAGGCTTGTGTTCGCACCAATGTCGTTGATATGTCAGCCACAACTCAAGCTGCTCGATAGCAGTCAGATCCTCTCGAAAGATTGCGTTCTTCGGGCACTTGATGGGAAACGAGAAAACATAGTTATGGTCCGGCTGCATCACATCATCCTCAACCGGAAATCCTTTCTCTACCATCATACGCGCAAGCGGATCTTTCTTATCTGCTCGAATGGTACGAATATAGTATTCGCTGTGACGTGCATGAATACCACTCGCTGCATCCACGAGCTGCGATACGGTTCCCGAAGGCTTGACGCAAGTAATCGCAGCAGACTGGTTGACACCGAAGTTCTTTGCCCACTCTTCATTTGTTTTGATTGCTTCATTGCGAAGCTCTTCAAGGCGATTCGCCAATCCAACCTTCTTACCGTTAGTAAGATTGCAATCCATGATGCCTGTCATCGAGACACCAAGCAATCGTTCCTCTTCGCAGTTCTTCTTCCATGCTGCACTAATGAAGCGGAAGTTGGTCAGCGTTGATTGCATTGTTCCGAGAATGGTAGCAAGACGAACCTTTCGCTTCAGCGACTCTTCAGTATCATCTGCGCGAACCACAACTTCACTCAGATTACAGAACTCGCGAGGGCGAAGAATAATTTCGGAGCAAGGATTTGTTCCAAACTCCCACTCAGCATCTCGTCTACCATTCTTCAATGATTGCTTGATAGAAGCAGCACGCGAGAATATACCACGTTCTCCCGACTTTGATTCGTAGAGAGACAACCACTCCTGCATGAAGATACCCATCTCAGGCTTCTCATTATATACAGCAGAGTTGTTAGCCAACGCTCGCTGCCCTTCTGTATCCCACCACTGCCCAGTCTTTGCATGTCGCATTCTTTCATCAGAAAGATTAGACAGAGAGATCAAGGCAGACCGACGAACACCACCGACAACGATCGACTCTGCGATCTTACAAACAATGTCGTGACATTCGAGCGAAGTTAACCTGCGACCAGCCGCACCTTTTAGCGTGTTCACGCAAAACCTAAAAAGCGTGTCCAGTGGCTCGGGTCCAGATGCGCGGCCGCCAAATGTCTTCAATGGCGCGCCAGCGGGTCGCAGGCGAGACAGATCCCATCGAGGAACTTGCCCAGCATAGAGCATGGCAAGAAGCTCGCGAAGAGCCTTTGCCCATCCTAACTTGGAATCGGGAACAACAATAACGGTATCGGTTTGATTGAACTCATCATTCACAATACCTAACTGTTGAACATAATGCTCCTCAACCGAGAAGCCAACACCTGTGCCGTTCATCAGAATATACAACACTTCGTCGAACGCACGAAGATTGTCGATAGCCACATACGAGCAGTTATAACCTGCGATATTTTCACGAGCCAATGCGTCACCTGCTGTCATCAGACAACGCATAGAAGGCATCACCTCAAGATTCAATACAGCTTGTTCTAGCTCATTGCGTGTCTGCGCTGATAGTTTTCCTGTGGTATTCTCAGCTAGATGCCATTCAAAGAAGTCGAAATAACGCTTTACCGTTTCCTCCCAAGTTTCACGACGGTTCTTTTCGGGGAGCCATCGAGAGTATCGTGAAAGGTGAATGTAAGACTGGTAGAGCGTAGGTAGATCGACTGACATTTACTTTCCTTCCGTAAGGGCAGCCCAGCTTGCTGGGAATAGGGGGACAAGAATGCTCGCCCATATATGAGCAAGCTCTTGGATTTCTTTCTGTGCTGTTTTTTCAGCGCGGAGTATATATGCGCGAGCCCACGCAGATAATGATCCTGTCACATAATATGAGGTATACATGGACTGTGGAAGAACCATGCGAGCTTGCTCATTACAGACTCCCGATTCCATGAGTTTCTTATATAGGGATAATGACATTTCGTGATGTGCTTCAACAGCTTCAGTCAACCACGGCTCCTCTACAGTATCACTTGATGATCCCTGCTTGACATTTTCAGCAGAAGCTCGCCACTCCTCGGGAAGAAAGAACTCAGGATCATCGGAAACGTATCTTCGAGACACCTCGTTGTAGGTGAATCCGACTGTATGCTTGAAACGCTGACGCGCAACAAAGATCGGCACAGTCTCACGCACGGTGATTTGCGGGTGCGTGAAGGGAGTGAAGTGATTGTGCGAAGCTAGGTATTTGATGAGCTTTTCGTCTCTGGTAGAGAACTCCGTAGCGTGTTTATCGAACGAAACTCGCGCAGCATTTACAACAGTTAGATCAGATCCCATGTGATCCACATACTCAGCTCTCATTATCTACTCCAATCATTTATTGCCAGCTCCGCACTCA